TACTGCATCCCTTGATTACCTACATTACAAGAGTAGCATTGGCTTTTTGCATTGGTTTCTAGCCACCTAGTTTTATAATGCCTCCTGGAAATGAAGTGGCCACATTGCATATAATCTTTATAATGCCTTTTAGTGTTACAGGTATAACACTTTACAAAACCATTTTTATCTGCTGATTTTAACCTAATATATATTGAAAATAAAGTATCTAATTTTTTTACTAGATATTTTCTACTAGGTTTTTTAGCCATTATTTATCTTGAGATTGTAAGAATTTATTACCTACTTCTTCATTAATTTTTGATATAGCTTTATAAATATATCTACTATTTTTTCTAATATTATTTCTATCTTTTTTAGATATACCTATTCCAATATTATTAGCTATATAA